ATCTAAAGGTAAAAGATCACAAACATATAAGCCTAATCCAAACTATAAAAAAGGAAGCGCAAGAACTACTAACTACAAGTATATTACTGGAGAGTCAGATTCTACAGGTGCACCGATTGGAACTAACTATATAGGCTAAAAACATAGGGAAAGACCCTATACCAAGTATTAACCAAAAATAAAACCAATGACATACTTATATTACAAAACGAGCACAGCATCGTTTAACCAAAAACCGAGTGAAAAACAATTAGAACAGTGGAAACATCTTTCAGAAAAAAAGAACTGGAGAATAACTCAACTATCTAATGGTTTTTACCAAACAGAGTGCAAACATCTAGATTTAGATACATGGCACGATATGACTAGGCGAGAAACTATTGAAGGCGCTGAAGCGGCAATAAACGGAAGTGTAGATCACTTTGCTAAAAAGATTGAAGCAGCAGCAGGGCCTAAAGTAGTTAAAACATTCAAATAGTATATAACAAATTAAATTAAATTAAATGGAATACAATAATCCCAGTGTTCTCATCAAAGACTTAAGTTTTGGTGATGATGCTAAGAGTAAAATCAAGGCTGGTGTAGACAAACTAGCCAAAGCAGTAAAATCAACCCTAGGTGCTTCCGGTAAGTGCGTTATATATGAAGATGCGCGTGGAAACCCGGTCATAACAAAAGATGGTGTAACCGTAGCTCAAAGCGTAGTCTTACATGACCCGGTTGAAAGTTTAGGTGCAACCCTAATTAAAGAAGCTGCTAAAAATACTGTAAGCGAAGCAGGTGACGGTACCACAACGGCAACCGTCCTTGCTGAAGCTTTACTAAACGAAGTTTATGCTGAAAAAGATATATCTATTAGAGAAGTTAAAAATGGTATAAACGATTGTTTAAAAAATATAAATGAATATTTAGATAAGTCTGCTGTCAAGATCGAAGGCAATATGTTGAAATCTGTTAGTTCAATTAGTTGTAACAATGATGAAGAACTAGGAAAGATTATAGCGGAGGCTTATGAAACTGTTGGTAAAAATGGCGTTGTTCTTATGGAGTCGTCAGAAACTAACGAAACGTACGTAGATGTTGTTGACGGTGTACAAATGGAATGTGGGTTAACTTCAAACCATTTTATAACTGATAAAGAAAAAAACAAAGCTGAACTAGAAAGACCTTTAGTTTTAATAGTATCTAGTGAAATACCAAACGTACGTAAAATACAAGGTGTATTAGAGCATGTAATAAAAAAAGGTAGATCTTTATTAATAGTAGCTCCTGTTGATCAACAAGTCAAAACAGCCTTGATGATGAACAAAGTAAAAGGTAATATAAAAGTTAATATAATTGACTTACCAGGCTTTGGTCCTACTAAAAAAGATACAACAGAAGATTTAGCTATATTAACAGGTGCAACAGTTATAAACGAAGAACTTGGTGATGATTTAGATCTTATAACTATAGATCATTTAGGTGAGGCTGAATTTGCTGTAACTGATGAAAAAAACACAGTAATAACAACAACAGAAGACGTACATGAAGATTTACAAGAACGAATCAAACTCGTTTCAAAACTTGTCAATAATGAAAAAAATGGTTTCATTAAGAAGAAGCTGGAGCAAAGACTGTCTATGTTATCCGGTAGTGTTGGCGTCATCAAAGTGGGTGCTGATTCTAAAGTCGAATTAAAAGAAAAGAAAGATAGAGTAGAAGATGCTATCTATGCTACAAAAGCTGCTTTGAAAGAAGGTATTGTACCTGGTGGTGGAGTTGCACTGTTAAACGCATCACAAAAAATAAAAGCAAATACAATAGGAGAAAAAATACTATTAAAAGCTATTAAAGCACCTTATAACACTATATTAGATAATGCTGGTATATTGTATAAAGATCTACCGTTAGAAAAAGGTTATGGTATTGATGTTGTAAGTGGTAATGGTGTTGATATGATAGAAAGAGGTATTATAGATCCAGTACTAGTGACTAAGTCAGCTTTAAAAAATGCAGTAAGTGTTGTATCAACCATAGTGTCTGCAGATTGTGTAATTTCAAACGCAAGAGAATAATGAAAGCAATAGGTAATTACATATTAATAGAAAAAGTAGAATCTACAACTAAAAAAGTTGGTGGTTTGATTATAACAGAAAAACTAGACAGTGACAATAGGTATTTAAAGGCTAAAATAATATCTGTTGGCGATAAAGTACAAATACTAAAAGATGGTGACACTATATACTATGATAAGCATAGAGAAACTGGTGTCGACTATAACGATAAAATCTACACAGTAATCAGAGATGTTGATGTTGTGTTAGTAGATTAAACCTAAACCATAATCCCCAAACCCAAAACATAAAAACAAAAACAAATTATTAATCATTAAAAAAAAACAAATTATGAAATATTTAAAAATAGTAAAAGTTACTTCATCAGGAAGTCCTTCTGTGGCTGCAAATGACGCTGACATAATGCAAGTTGTTAACGTAGGTATGATAGAGTCTATTGTTACTGCTGCCAACACTTGTATAATAAACTACAAAGGTGCTGGAGCTGTTGCAGGAGCTGTTAAAACAACAATTACTGAAGCAGGTAAAGGAAAAGCTATAGGTGATGCTGTTATGAACTTAATAGGAAAAGGTCACATGCATCAAGGTGTTATTGACAAAGACTTTGCAGGTGGTGTAACTACAATTTTGTCTGCATAGTAGATGAGATTATCCGCGCAAGATTTGCGCGATATGAATATCCTTAAGTATTACAGGCTCACACGAAAGTGGGCTTGTAAGACTTACGGGATTTTAGATGCAGACTTAGAACTTTTATTTTATTTAGATTGTGAAGGAAGATTCACACGTAAAGATTTCATGGACGGAACATACACATTTTCTTGGGATAAAGCAAGATGGGATAGACTTAGGCAAGATGGTTGGATAGATGTATGGAGACATAGAAATCGCACTACTATAAAATATAGTGTGTACAAGACATCATATCGATGCAAACAATTAATAAACAGAATATATAGAATACTATTAGGTGAGGAAGATATGCCTACATCAGATAGAAGTGTATTTTATAATAACAAATCATATACAGATAAAGTTTACAATAAAGCTATAGATGATATGATTAAAGACAAAAATAGATAATGGCGTTTAAACTAGGTAACGAAAAAAGACAAATACGTAACTCACAAAGCACACCTATCTTTAGAAAAAAGTTAGATGCTGGTATATTAGGTGAAGCTAATATGGATGGCAGTATATTTATAAGTGATAAAATAAAACCTGGTAGCAAACAAGAAAAAGAAGTTATAAATCACGAAAAGAAACATGCAGAAGATATGTCTAGTGGTAAGTTAGCTTATACAGACAATGATATAACTTATATGGGTAAAAAATATCCTAGAAAAGACGGTAAAATAAAGTATAACGGTAAGTGGTCAGAAGAAGGAAGTAAATCATTTCCTTGGGAAAAAGCTGCTTACAAAAAAACAAAAGCATAATGGCATTCAAAATGAAAGGCTATAGTTACCCAGGTAACTCGCCAGCAAAAAAAGATGGTAAAAAAGTAGTTGGTGAAAACACTAGCGAAATAAAAAAAGATAAAAAAGGTAAAGATTACGCTTTAATTATGGATGCTAGCGATAATTTTGCAAAAGGTGATACTATAAGACCTGGTAATGCTCCTAGAATAGATAACTATATAATGGGTGGTGATTATAAAACTAAAAAGAAAGGCGATAAAAATTACGAAATAACAGGTGATATTCCACCAAAAAAAAGATAAAATATGTTAGGTAAATTAATATCTGGTGGTGCCGCTGATCTTATAAAAAATGTAGGTGGTGTTATAGACAACTTGCACACTTCAAAAGAAGAAAAGCTAGCAGCTGAACTTAAAATCAAAGACATGATTATGGGTTACGAGTCTGAGATGCAAAAGCAAGTAACAGAAAGATGGAAGATGGACATGAACTCAGATTCATGGTTAAGTAAAAATATAAGACCATTAGTTTTGGTATTTTTAGTTGTAGCAACAGTATTGTTAATATTTATTGATGCTGGTGTTATAAGTTTTAAAGTACAAGACAAATGGACAGACTTACTACAATTAGTATTAATAACAGTGATAGGTGCTTACTTCGGTGGTAGATCACTAGAAAAAGTAAAAAAATAATATGGGAGTACAAGGAAGAAGATCCTACAACAGAAATAATGATGTAACTTTTGGACAAGAAGGCTCTATATTCACAAACACTAACACTATAGTGGAAGCGCCAAATGAAATGGTTATAATAGCTATACAGTTTTTAGCAGATACTACATTTGATTTATTAAAACCAGATGAAGCTGAATTTAATAGTTATGACAATGGTATATGTGTTGGTAGTGAAACTGGAGATAAAGGTCTTGGTAAAGCTGCTAACTTAAATACAGTTAACAGACAAGGTACTGGTGGCCAAATAATAAACGCTGGTTCTGATGCTAACTTAACAGTATTTCCAAAAGGACTTATAATATATGGTAGATGGGAAAGTTTTACTATTGATGCAGATCCTGATGGAGGTGTAATTGCTTACTTAGGTTACTAATGGGCTTTACCGCTGGTATAGTTAGTAGCATGGGTATGGGAACTCCTCACTATTATATAGATAGTGGAGACAATGCAAATCAATTTGATAGACATACTTATGTTACAATTTGGTTAGATGCAAGTGGTTCTATGGACGATATAGTAGTTCCTATACAAAACGCGTTGGCTGGTGATTACTTTTCTAGTGGTGATGCTGCTAGTCAAAACGGTGTAAAATCAACTACTTCATTAAGAGCTGAGTTACAAGATTTTTATGCAACAGCCGGTATTGAAGGTTCTCCTGATTGGAACACTAATAATGCTACAAATGGTAAAAACGAATTTAATAAGCACGTTACTTATGTTGTTTATATGGGAGAAGAAACAGTAGCTCTTATGAATAGATTCGGTTCTAATTCAATTGTTACAACAAATCAAATAGGTAATGGTAACGCTAACACTTCTAGATCAATGGGTCATGCTGACTTTATAACTCCTTCTAATTTTATAAATATACAAGTGTGTAACGAAAGTCACCCGAAATATACTTCTGGTTGGGACGGTAACACTTGGAGAAATAATGTTTGGACTTGGACTGGTCCACCATCAGGTACATATGGACAAAACGAAACAAACGCTGAAATAATAGATCCATCAAATCCTAGTGTACCAAGTGTAGGTTACACTCCTCTTCAAACAAATTACACTAGAGCAATATCTTTAGTTCGTGGTAATCTATTTGAAACGTCTCTTAATGGTAATGGAGCAACTTTTGTATCAAACTATTGGAATAATTTTACACACACTACTCATTATCTAAATCACAACCTTCCAGTGTTAAGAGAAAGAGCTGATGGTTACAAGCCTAGTGTCACAATATGTGTTCTTGATCCAGGTCTTGAGATAGGAAATCATAGTCATCAAATGTATAGCTCAAACCCGCATAATGGTCAAGGTAACAGAACAGCTTCACAAGAGTTTTGGCACAGGGGTGTTATTGGTGGTGAGGGTTACTATGGTGCTGATGGTTACATAACAGGTCACACTTACGGTTTAAATGATTTTAATGCGAAAATGAGTTGGAACGGTAGACAAAATGTTCTATCTCTAACTTCGCTAACAGATCAATCACAAAACACATCTGTTTCATACTGGAGAACAAAAATAAGAGATTTAATAACATCAAACGTAAATATATAAATGGCAAGAATTAGTACATATGCAATAGATACGCTAGATGGTAACGATAAGTTAATAGGTACTGACCAAGGCGGCGCTACAAAAAACTTTCAAGTAGATAGTGGTGAAACTACTCCTGGTGGTGGTCAAGGTAAGTCATTAGTTAATTATATAACAGAAGCTGATGGTAGAGCTTTGGCATTTTTATTTCACAACTCTACATTTGGTGGTAATACTAGTATACAATCAGGCACAATAAACGTGTCTAATAGTAACGCTACAACTGCTTTTTCAGCTATAACAACATTAAAAGTTAGTAAGTTTCCTTACGCAACTGCAATACAATCTAATTCTAATTCAGCTGTAAATATACTATCAGAGTATGTTGGTGAAAGAATAAAATGGTCTGACATAAAAAATCCTAATATATATGGTATATACGAGTGTGTAGCGTTTGCACAAGACGGAAACACATCTTTTTACGATATGACATTAGCTTATAAATCTGGTAACGGTAATTTTATGGCTGGTGACAATACTAATACTTTTCCAGATATATATTTACTAGAACTATTTGGAACTGATAAAAACTTTACATTTACACAAAGCTCAGCGGCTTCAACTTGGAATGTAACGCACAACTTAAACAAATTTCCTTCTGTAAGTGTAACACTTGCTGATGGTACGCAGGTAGAAGCGGAAGTAGAACATACAAACAAAAATTCTTTAACAATAACATTTAGTGGTGATAACTCAGGTATTGCCTATATGAACTAAAAACAAACAAAAACATGGCAATAAAATTTTTACACAATATTGATCTCAAGCAAAACCAATTGCTTAACGCTAGAGTACATGTAGCTTCTAGTGCTCCAACTGGTTCTGGTAAAGGTTCGATATGGCTTAACAGCTCAACAAACGAATTAAACTTCCACAATGGAAGTGGTTTTGTTAGTGTTATGGACGATACTAACACTAATCAATTAACAACATTTACACTTACAGCTGACAGTGGTACAAACCAAACTGTTGGTCAAGGTGAAACATTAGACATAGCTGGTGGTGCTAGTATAACAACTTCGGTTGGTAATACTAACACTGTTACTATAGATGTAACTGATAACACTATTGGTGCTGACGAATTAAATGTTTCTGGTGATGGTACTAGTTCACAGTTCTTAAGATCTGATGGTGATGGTACTTTTTCTTGGGCTGTTCCTACAGATACTAATACAGACACAAATACACAGAACGTATTTACATCATCATTTGTAGACTCTACTAACGATTGTATATTGAGATTAACAAAATCTGGAGCTTCTTCAGGAACGCAAGACATTAAATTTGTAGCTGGTAGTAATATAAGTTTAACACCTTCTGGTACAAACTTAACTATCGCGGCGACAAACACAAATACTCAGCTTAGTACAGAACAAGTACAAGATATAGTTGGTGGTATGTTCTCTGGTAATACAGAAACTAGAATATCGGCAACATACCAAGACGGTGACGGAACAATTGATTTAGTTGTAAATGACATGACTGCAAATACAAATACTCAAAATGTATTTACAAGTTCATTTGTTGATTCCGATGCAAACGCAATATTAAGACTTACAAAGTCAGGTGCTGCTTCTGGTACTCAGGACATAACATTCGTTGCTGGTAGTAACATTACTCTTACGCCTGACAACGCAAATCAAATGACGATAACGTCTACAGACACAAACACTCAGTTATCAACTTCTCAAGTTAGAGGTAAAATATCTGGTTCTGGAGTTATTTCTTACAATAGCTCAACTGGTGTTATAACATCTAGTGCTACTGCAACAAATGCTGCAAACGTAAGAGCTGCGTTAAACAATGCAATGGCAAGTAATACTCTTACTATTGGTGATGGTAGTACAACAACAACTATTCCTGGTAACTTAACTGTAACTGGTACTACAACAACAAACAATGTAGAAGTTGTATCTACATCAAATGGTGTAGTGTTTGAAGGAAGTGCTGCTGATGCAAACGAAGGTACTTTATTAGCTGGAACTTTATCTGCAGACAGAACATATACTTTACCAAATAAATCTGGTACAGTTGCAATGACTAGTGATATTACGGGTACAAACAGTAACACAAACACTGGTGATCAGTTAGTATTTAAAAGCGTAGCATCAGATTCTGGTACTGCGGTTGCTGATACAACTACTGATACATTAACAATTGCTGGTGGTAGTAATGTTACTACATCTGTTAGTGGTGATACGCTTACTATAGCAGCGACTGATACTAATACACAACTATCTACTGAAGCTGTTCAAGATATTGTAGGCGCTATGTTTTCTAATAACACAGAAACTAGAATAGCAGCAACATATCAAGATGGAGATGGTACTATAGATCTTGCTGTAGACGATATGACAGCTAACACTAACACACAAAATGCTTATTCTACTTCTGTTGTAAGTTCAAGTGGTATTAAATTAAGATTAAGTGGATCTGGTGCAGCTGGTAATACAACTGATGATGTTAAGTTTGCTGCAGGATCAAACGTTAGTATATCTAGAACAGATGCTAGTACAATAACAATAGCAGCTACAGATACTAATACAAACACTACATATTCAGCTGGTAACGGTATATCTCTTAGTGGTACAACTTTCTCTACAGATGTGTTTGAGGGCTCTCTTGCAGCTGCAACTAGTGGAATAACTAAATCTCAAAGCACTTACACGGTTACTCACGGTTTAGGTAATAAAAGAGTTAACGTTGTAGTTACTGAAGCTTCAGATCCATTTGAGCAAGTATTTACAGAAGTTAAATATGGCTCTGCTGCTGGTGACGGTACTGTTTTAATAGGTTTTGGTCAATCAGTAACTGACGGAGTTTACAACGTAACAATAACAAGATAATAATAAATTAAATTAAATTAAATTAAATGGCGATAAAATTCCTGCATAGCATAGATGTCGATGGCGAGGTACAAGGTACTTCGCTGGACATCAATGGTAATGCTGATATATCTGGTAGTCTAACAATAACAGGAGCTATATTAAATAATGTAGAGAACGCGTCGTTAGACATATATGGCGGTAACGACACTACAAACGATGCTCATATAAAACTACATGGTAACGCTAACAACTATGGTTCTATGGAGCTAAACTATGGTTATGATGCTACAAACAGTTATTTTAAAGTAAAACAAGGTAGTACAGAAAACTTTGTGTTGCAAGGTGGTAATGCAACTTTTGCAGGTGATATAACAGTGGGTGATGACTTAGTAGTTACAGATGATGCTACTGTTGGTGGTGATTTTACTAGTTCTGGTTACGTTCAATCTCACGGTATACTATATCTCAGAAATAGTATTCAAGTTGTAAATAAAGCCGGTAACGGTTGGTTAAATCTTGCTGTAAGAGAAACTAGTGGTAGTGAAGCTTTATATAATTTAGATAATATAGGTAATATTATTACCACAGCTTTAGATGTTAACGGTAATGCTGATATATCAGGCAACTTACACCATCAAGGTATATTGTATCAAACGTCTACTCAAGGTGGTGGGTTTTACGCTCCTATGGTAAAAAATGGAGCTTTGCTTGGAGGTTCTTCAACAACAACTGGTAGACTACGTATAAAAATACCTCATTACGCAGCAAATGCAATGCAGTCATTTATTATAGATGTATACGAGTACAATACTGATAGAATGCAATCTATACAGGTTGGTGGTTATAGCTACAACCCTGGAGATGGAAGTGCACCTTGGTATAATACATCTGCAATAGCATTAATGGACAGTGACAATAGAGACTTGGCTGTTAGATTTGGCTATGACACAAGCGCGTCTGCAAATTATGTTGCTGTTGGTGAAACTAATACAACATGGACTTACCCACAAGTTGTGATTAGAAATTACATGTCTGGACATAGCACTTCGTCTAGTGAGTTTCTAGGTGCTTTTACTATTGAGTTTGTAACTACAGACGGCGCATCATATAATTCTACACATACCGACAATCAACCATTTGCTCACTGGGGTAAGATAGAAAGTATACCTGCTAATGTTACAAACGCTTTACCAACAACTGGTGGGACAATGTCTGGTACAATCACTATGGGCGGTAACAATATTAATGGTGGTGGTACAATTGGTGGAACTAACTTTGTTGGTACTAGCAATTATCATGAGTTTGGTAATGCTACTGGTAGTGTGAGTAACGATGGTACTTGGAACGGTAGATTAAATGTTGCAGGAACTTCACATGCTAGACTAGATGTAAAATCTGTTAGTGATGGTATTATTACTTCAATGTATGCGCACACTGGTAACGCAGCAGGAAGAATCGGTACTATGTCAAATCACCCTGTTAACTTTATTGTTAATGGTAGCGTTAGAGGCACGTTAGACAGTAGCTCTAACTTTGCTGCTACAACTTTTTCTGGAGATTTAAACGGTACTATAAATTCATCAACAACAGCTACAACACAGTCAGCAAGTAACAACTCAACCAAAGTTGCTACAACAGCTTATGTTGATGCTCAAGTCGCTACAGTAATTGATTCAGCTCCTGGAACTTTAAATACGTTAAACGAATTAGCCGCAGCGTTAGGTGATGACGCTAGTTTTAGTACAACTGTTACAAACAGTATAGCCACTAAACTACCTTTGGCTGGTGGTACAATGACTGGTGATTTAACAATTACTAAATCAGATGGTGATACTGTTCTAATAATAGAATCAGATACAGATAATAACAACGAAAATGATAACCCGAGGTTAGAGTTTAAGCAAGATGGCGGTGCTGTATTCGGTCATGTAGGAACCACTGGTAACGTTAACAACCCTTTCACAAACGCTTTAACTAACTACACGTATCTTAGAGCTTCAACCGGTTTGCAATTTGTTGTAAATAGTACGACATCTGCTATGACAATTGACACTTCTGGTAATTTCGTGTTTAATGGTGATATAGATATAAATGGAGCAGCAGATATTTCTGGTGCTTTAACCGGAGTAGATGCCATAACAATGAACGGAGCTTTAAGTGGTGCTACTACAATAACTGCTTCTGGTGAGATTGAAGGTGGTAGCTTAGATATAAACGGTAATGCTGATATATCTGGTAGTATAACAAATGCTACGTGGGCTGGTGATACTATTGCGGCTAATAAAATAGCAACATTAAATCAAAACACTACTGGATCTTCAGGATCGTGTACAGGTAACGCAGCTACAGCAACTGTGGCTGATCAAGCTACAAATCTAAACGCTATTGACGACAGAGATATGGCGCCTGAAGATAGATCATACTCTGATGATTTTAGAATATTCTTCACAAGTAAAGAAGGTTTAGAAGATGGTACTAGCGTTGGTAGTAACTGGCAAGACGCTTTATTTATTAGCTCTTACTCTGATTCTTCTGGTGGTAATCCTAATGTATTGGCTTTTGATAAAAGTGAAAAGAAAATATATCACTATCAAGCAAGCGCTACTGCTTCTAATTGGGGTACTCCAAAGCAATTAGCTTATATGGATAGTGTTTTAACAACCGCTGCACAAACAAACATAACAAGCCTTGGCACCTTAACAACTCTTACGGTTGATAATATTAGAATTAATGGTACAACCATAGGACACACTAGTGATACAGATTTAATGACATTAACTTCTGGTAAAGTAGATGTCACAGGTGAATTAGAGTGTAATAGCTTAGATGTTAATGGTAATGCTGATATTTCTGGTAATTTAACAGGTGTTGATAATTTAACTATGACGGGTAATTTAACTACAGGTAATGGTAGTATTGAATGTGGTGATCTTGATGTTAGTGGAACCATAACCGGTGATGGTAGTTCTGTTGATTCAATTAATGCTGGTAATATATCATCAGGTACTTTAGCTGTTGGTAGAGGAGGTACTGGTCTTACAAGTATATCAACATTGCTAAATTCTAATGTAACATCTGTATCAGGAAATGCTGGTTCTGTTACAAACGGTGTTTATACAAATACCACTCAAACAATATCTGGTGCTAAAACTTTTTCTGGCAACACAGTGTTCTCAGGTGCAATAAGTCAAAGTAATACAACACAATCAACAAA